GTCGGTCCCGGCCCCCTCGGCCACCAGTCCGCTCGGGCTGCGGTAGGTGACGTAGCCCTGGTCGCAGAGCGCCTCAAGGTCCGCCCTCGCGGACTCGGTGAGGCCAGCGACGATGGCGCCAGCAGCCGAGAAGCTCCCGCTCTTGGTTTTCTGGTAGTGGACGCTCTCCCACTCGCGGTCGTTGAGCTGGAAGGTGTCGTAGTTGCGCTTGACCCCGTAGTCGGTCTCAAGGGGCTCACCCTCGCGCACCTCAAGCAGGAAGTGCCCGCCGTCCCAGTTCCATGCGTGGCAGGGCTTGAAGTCGCCCATGAGCGCCCTGCTCTGGGCGCTGGTGACGTGCGCGACGCCCCACCTGTCGCCGTCCGAGCTGGCGACGGACACGAAGAACTCGTACTCGATGGTCGCGCCGAATGGCGGCGTGAGGTAGGCGACGCCGCCCGAGAGCAGCATCTCCGTGAGCTGCCCCTCGTAGAGCATCCACGCTGCGGTGGCGTCGGCTGAGGGCACGGTGAGCTGTAGCGTCCTGCCCTCTCCGACCGTGATGGTCGGGGTGGCGTCGAGCCCGCTGCCCGTGTCGTAGGAGACGGTCCCCGTGTGGTTCGTGGCCGTCGAGAGAGGCAGCAGGTCGGTGCCGTTGCGGAAGCGCACGGTGGCCGTCGAGCCGTCGTCTATCCAGCCCTTGAGCGATGCCATGGGTACCAGCATCGACCCGCTGGCATCTAGCGCGGGGAACCTGACCGCAGACGCGAGCATCTCCCTTCCGCCCACCTTCACCGAGTCGACCGACACGACGTTGGTGCCGCCCGTGTAGTCGCTCTCGTAGGCGATGCGCAGCCCCTCGGGGCCGAAGCCCATGGAGCCCAGCGTGACGGTGGCCTTGCTCACGGACGTGAGCGTGGCCGAGGCCGTGGGGCCGGTGACCATGAGGCCGTTCGACAGCACGCCCATCGCGCGGACCTGTAGCGCATAGCGCATGGCGCGGCTTCCGTCAGGGACCTCCGCAGGGAGGCCGTCAGGCACCCACGCCCTCGTGCCCTGCTGCGCGGCGGGCGCGACCGCCCATGCCGTCCACTCGGACCAGCTCCCCCACGTGCCCGAGACGCCGCCCATGAGCTGCGTGCGCCAGCGCCACTCGTAGTGGTTCGGGCCGTCCGTGGACCACGACATCGTGGTAACCCACGTCGGGTACAGCTCCTCGGCCTCTGGCAGCGTGTCGGACGACGCCGCCGCCCCAGCGGTGGCGGTCCAGCCGAGGTTCGCCACCACTGGCACGCCACCGTCGAGCGGGGTCGTGGGCACGAGCGCCCACCTCTGCTTGGCGCTGCTGCTCGCCGTCTGGATGTCGACGTTCGCGTTGTTGGACGTCATCGCGTTGTACACGTCGGCGAAGTAGGTCTGGCCGTCGTTGGTGACGTAGGAGCCGAGGCTCACCACCGCGCAGGTCGTGCCGTCGACGGTGGTGGTGCCGTAGTTGATGACCTTCCACCGCTGCGCGCGCTGGTCGGTGTCGTCCCACTGCTGGACGTTCGTGCCAGCGGAGGCGGCGCCGTCAGCCACGTCAACGAACATGCCCGAGGACACGTTCTGTAGCGACCACTGTCCGCTCGACTCCTCGGTGACGATGAACTTCTGGCCGTTCTCGCCGCTGCGCTCGTAGAGCATGACGTTGGACCCTCGGGAGTCCCCCGTCACGTCGGCGCACATGCTGGTCTTGAGCATGCTGCGCAGCTCGTAGATTCCGCCAGAGGTGAAGGCGGGAACGGGGACGAATATCCACCGCTGGTTGTCACCTCCGTTTGCCGTCCACACCACGACGTTGGTTCCGTCCGCCATCGTGCCGCCCTTGATGTCGACGGCGAGGGTCTTGGCTGCGGAGCACTTGATGGTGTAGGTCGGGTACGACGTGCCATGGAAGGTCGCGGTCTGCCCGTCCGACTCGATGTCCCAGAGCTGGTTGCGGGCGTCGGTGGCCTTCCAGATGAGCACGTTGGAGCCCGACTTCAGGCTGTTCTTCGCCACGTCCACGGACTTGCCAGCGATGCGGCTGAGGATTCGTGCAGATCCGTCCGCCCTGAATGAGACGGTGAAGTACTGCATCGGGGACAGGGCGGGCGTGCGGATGTCGACGTTCGCACCGTCCTTGAGCGTCCCGCCAGACACGTCGAACGCAAACGGGGAGCTTGCGCTCCCCTTTGCCGAGATTATCCTGTAGTCGCCAGCGGCAGGCTTAGCCACGGTTCATCGCCCCCTTGCGCTGAAGCACGTCGAACAGGCCGAGGAACGCGGCCTGGATGGCGGGATCGTCGTTGACCCGCGCGCCGTCGATGTAGACGTTGTACTGGGCGCCGCCACCACCGATGCGGTTCGACATGCCATCGGCGATGGCGTCGGCGATGGGCAGCATGTAACGCTTGTTGGTGAGGGGCACGACGGCGCCGCCAGTGGCCCAGTTAGCCACGGCCTCCACGCCGTCCTCGCCGATCCACCCTTGGTTCGTGAGCGTCGGGCCAGTGGCGATGTAGCCAGTGGCGTGCTCTGGGATGACTGGTCGGCTGTTCATGCCGCCAGTGGCCTGCTTGCCGCCTTTACTCTTGACCGTCTTCTCGTAGATGGTCACGGTCGCAGACTTGCCATTGAGGTTCGTGAGGTTCCTGCTGATGGACGAAATCTTGCTGGATGCGTAGTCGGTCAGGTTTGCGGTTGGCTTCGCCGAGGTGCCGTTCAGCGTGCGCAGCTTGTTCTGTAGCGTCTCGGTCGGCTTCGTTGCGTTGTCCTTCACGTCAATCTTCGCCGTGGTCTTCTGATTGTTGACCTCGGTGAGCTTCTTCTTGGCGTCGCGGGCCTTCTCAAGTGCGCCCTCGTCATTGACGTAGTATTGCGTGATGACCTCATCGGGTATGTCCGCAAGGTCGTTGTTGATGTCGTAAATCTTGCCCTGCGAGTCAGTGATGGAGCCGTTGTCGCCGATGTAGAAGGTGACCTGCTTTCCGTCGACCTCGGCCATCACCGTGTCAAGCCCTGCGATGAGCGCCATGGTAGCGTTGATGTCCTGACCCGCCATGTCGTACATGCTCTGGAACGCCGCTGCGGTGAGCGAGCCCATCTTCTCTGCGGCCTCTGGTGCCTGTTCCAGCGCCGAGTTCCAAGTAGACAGGTTCACGCCGCCGTCCTGAAGCGTCTTGATAATATTCTCCATCGATCCGTTGGCGGAGTCGAACGCGCCTGCGAGCCTGCTCATGTCCACGTTGTTCAGCTCGTGGGCATAGACGTTGATGGAGCTGAGGCCGTCAACGATGGCGTTGAAGCCCGCGTCGTTGCTGCCGAGCCCGCCCATGGAGTCGGACAGGCGCTTCATGTTGCCAGTCACGTCGGCGATTATCGTGTCGGACCGCCCGCTGTACTCCTCCTGCGCGGCTGCGGCGTCCTCAAGAGACTTGTTCGCCTTGTCGAGCTCCTCCTTCGCCTTGCCCATCTTGCCTTCGAGGGCTTCGAGGGCGTCTTCCGTGCCATCGACCTCGCGCGAGTAGTTGCTCATGGCCGTCTTGGCGTCTTCGAGCTCCGCGTTGTAGGCGTTGAGCGCCCTCTGCTCGTCGTAGGTGGCTCCGTAGACCTGTTTGGCGTGGTCGAGATACTCCTTCTTGCCACTGTCGCTCGCAAGTTTGTTGTAGTCTTCGGTCGCCTTGTTGAGCTTGTCTTGAGCGTCGGCTAGCTGCCCGACCGCCTGCGCGTAGTCGTCGCTGTAGTACTCCATGAGGGCCTGTGCACGCCTTGCGTCCACGTTGGCGAGGATGGCGTCGGTGTTGCCCTGAATCTTGCCCGTCTGGGTGTCGACGATGTTGCCGTACTCGTCGAGCGCATAGGTAGTGCCGCATGCGTCGTTGATGCCCTGGAGGGCCGCTGCGAGCTTCGCGCTCTCCTCCCTGGTCCTGCCCTCCTTGCCAGCAAGGTCGCGGACGGTATCGCCGTAGTAGGTGAGCGTGCCAGCGAAGGTTCCGTACTTCTCGTTGGATTCGTTGATGGTGCTGACGAGATTGGCAATCCTGCTCTCGTAGTCCTTCGAGTCCTTGGCGAGGCTCCTGAGGGTGGAGCCAGTCATCTCGTACGCGCTGGCCGTTATCTCTGATTCCCTGCCTATGCCAGCGATGGCCTCCCTGAGTCCGTTGGTGGCTGCAAGGTGGTCCTGATACCTGTCGTAGAGGTCCTTCAGCGCCGTACCGAGCGCCACGATGCCAGCTATGACGGCGCCAGCGGCGAACGTCTTGAGCAGAGCGGAGCCGAGGGTCTTGGCGACGAGCTTGAAGGACGCCATCTCGTATGACATGCCAGTAAGCGCCTTGACGCCATCGCTGCCGAGGTTCTTGTAGGCATCCTGCACGAGGCTCAGGCCAGTGACGCTCTCCCTTGCCCAGCTCTTGAGGTTGTCCTTGGCGGTGAGGAGCGTCGACACGAGCGTCAGTACGGGGCCAGTGGCGAACATGATGCCGCCGAATGCGACGACGGCCTCCTTCGCGCCCTGGCTGAGGCCAGAGAACGCGCTGGTCAGCGAGCCGAGGAAGCCAGAGAACCTCTGTATCCACGGCGCCGCGCCCTCTCCGAGCGCGGCCATTGTGTTCTGCCACATGTTCTTCATTATCTGAAGCTGGCCCGAGAAGCCTTCCGCCTTCTTCGACGCCTCGTTTGCTGCGTCGCCAGCCTGACCCCACTGGTCCGAGACGCCGTTCCATGCGTTCTTGGACATCTGTAGGTTGTCGTCCAAGCCGCCGACCGTCTGCATCAGGCCCTCGATGGCCTGCTTCTGGCGCACTGCCGTGATGCCCATGCCTTGAAGCACGGAGTCAGCGGAGCCGCCAGACGCCTCGATGTCGTTGAGGCCCTCGATGAACGCCTTCATCGCCGAGGTGGGGTCAGATTCCCAAGCCTTCGTGAAGTCGTCCGCCGTCATGTGGGCGACGTCGGCAATCATCTGTAGCGATTCCTTGGCGGAGTCGATGGAGCCAGAAAGCTCCTCGAACGTCTCGTCGGCGTCCGACGCCCACGCCTCGGTGAACTCGTCAGCCGACTTGCCAGCGAGGTTGGCGAAGATGGTGAGCTGGTCGCCGCCCTCCTGCACCGCCGCGTTGATAGCGTCGAAGCTGGTGTCGATGGAGCCGCCAGCAGCCGCCACGGCAGTCTCGAAGAAGCTCATAGTTCGGGAAATCGCAGTTCCCGCCGCTTCCGCATTCTGTCCAGTGCTGGCGATGCTGCTTGCCCATGCGAGCAAGTCCGATGCCGACATGCCGACGATGCTGCCCATGGAGCCGATGCGCTCGGCGATGTTGACGATCTCAGACTCGGTGGATGCGCCGTTGTTGCCGAGACGCACGAGCGCGTCCGAGAAGCCCTCGTAGTCGTCTGCGGTGAGGTGCATGATGTTGCTCAGGTGGCCCAGCGCCTCAGCGGCCTCCTCGGTGTTGAGGTTGCTCGCCACGTCGATGTTGCTGATGGCCTCCGCAAAAGCGGTCAGGTTATCCGTAGCCACTCCCAGCTCGCCGCCGATTGCCTCGATGCTGAGGAGCTGGTCGGCGCTGGTGACGTGCGTCGTGGCAAAGTCCATCGCGTGCTTGCGGAGCGACTCGAACTGGTCCTCGGTGCCATCGACCGTCTTGCGCATGTCGCGGTAGGCGGAGTCGATGTCTGCGCTCGCGTCGAGCATGCTTCTGCCGATGCCAGCGATGGCGGGCGTCAGCGTGGCGGAGAAGGTCATGCCGAGGCTCTTGATGGTGGAGGGGTTGAGGATGGCGCCAGACTTGAGCTGCATGGAGTTCTGCGCCTCTGTGAGCTTGCCCTTGGCCTCCTCAATCTGCTGCTCGACGTTTTCTAGCGCCTTCGCCTCCTTGGCGAGCTCGTTCTCGGCTGATGCTGAGTCGTAGGCCTTCTGGCGCCGTTCCTCCTCGGCCCTTGCCTCCTTGAGCTCGCCTTGGAGCTGCTCTAGCGCCTCCTCCTCCCTAGCAATCTCCTCGCCAGGGTTGTCAAGCAGCTTGAACTCCTTGGTGTCCTTCAGCTTGTCGATGCTCTTGTCGAGGTCATTGATCTCTTTCTTGCAGTCGCGGACCGACTTCGCCGAGGTGTCGACGTCTCCCTCCGCCTTCCTCATGGACCTGCCGAAGGCATCCACGTCGACTTGCGCCGCCTTATATGCGCCCTCCGTCTTGGCTAGCTCGCCGTTGATCATGACGAGCATGTTTTGAACCTCAGCCATCTCATCGGCGGACAGGTCGGCGTTCTGTAGTGTCTCGTACCACTCCTGCTGTGCCTGCTTGAGATTGTCGATCCTATCCTTGAGCCCATCCGCCTTCTTTGCCGCAGTGTCGTACTGCTTGGCCGCAGCAGCGAGCTTTTCCGTATTCTCGTCGTGCTTGGTTTCGGCTTCTGCGAGCCGCTCGTTAGCCTTGGCGAGGTCGTCAGTCCTCCTTGCGAGCCTCTGCATGTTGTCGGACGTCTCCGCGAGGGTCATGTCCTTCTTTATAGTTGCGAGGGTCTGCGAGGCGTCCTTGTAAGCGTCCTCAAGGTTGATGACCGTCGCCTGCTGGTCGGATAGTTCCTTCTTTGCCGTACGGGCGTTCTCAGCGGAATCCTCGATCCACTTGGCGAGGTCCTGATGGCTTTGTGCCGCCTCCCTTGCGCCAGACACCTCTAGGTGGCTGAGCTCGGTGTTGAGCAGCTTGGACTTCTCCTCGCTGAGGGACACCTTCTGCTGTAGGTCCTGCATGTAGCGCGTGGCGAGCCCGATGTTGCTCGGGTCAATCTTCATAGCGGCCTCGGTGCGCTCCAAGTCCTTCTCGACGTTGTCGAGAGCGGCGTCGACCCTTCTCAGGTCGGCCTCGGTGCTCTGGAACCACGGGGTATTGGAGACCTCGTTGACGCTGTCGTCCAGCCAGCGCATGGTCTGCGAAAGGCTCTCGGCCTCGGAGTTTATGCGCTGTAGGTCGGTGCCCATCTGCTCGAACTGTAGGGCCTTGTCGAATGACTTCTTTTCGGCAGCGGCCTCCTTGAAGGCCTCCTGCAACTCTCGGACGTTGCCCACGGCGTCGTCGCTGATGGCGATGCCCATGTTGCGCGCCTGCTGGACGACCTCGTCTAGGTTGAGGCCTCTCTTGAACATGTTGTGGAAGTTCAGCTCCTTGAACTTCTGCAACGTGGCGAGCTGGCTGGGGCTGATGATGTCGCGCTGCGCGTCGTGCCCGGAGGCGCGGTACTCGTTGATGTTGCCGAGTTCGGTGCGGAAGTCCCTCAGCGACGTGCTTGCCTTCATCAGGTAGTCTGCGGTCTTGGAGTCGATGCCCAGCTCGTCCATGGCGAAATGCTTGCCCTGATTGCGCGAGAGCTTGTTCCACGCATCATAGACCTCCCCGAGGGAGCCAGTGAGCTTGGCGTAGCGCTCGTCCGCCTGCTTCGCGGAGAGCGAGAGGTTGTCGGTCTGCTCTGCGACATCGCGCACCGTCTCGCCGTTCAGGCCGACCACGCTGTTGCCGAGCTGTTGCATGGACGTCTGTAGAATCTTGGCCTTGGACTGTAGGCTCTGCATGCGGTCGCCGGTAATCTTGATGCGCGTCTCCACGTTCTTGAGGTCGGTGGAGTCGAACTGCATGGCCTTCGTAATCTGGCGGATGCGGCTTTGCAGCTCGGCAGCGCTCTTGGTGGAGGCCCTGAGCGCGTTGTTGAGCTTAGTCGTGTTGCCGCCGATGCGAATTTCAAGACCGGCGTACTCTGCCATGGTGAACCACCTACCCTAGCATCCTTCTGATGTCTTCCTGCGTCGCCATCTCGACGTCCGCATGTGCCTCGTCCTCATGGGCACCCTCGTTCATGGCGGCAAGGTCGAAGATGACCTCGCCGTACGGCATCACGGCAAGGTCTCGCCGCGAGTACCCGTACCTCATGGCAGCGAGAAACACCTGCGTGAAGGGCAGGCGGGTCCCGCTACCGCTCTTGCTTTCTTGCTTCCTTAGCGAGTCGGGCGGATAGGGCACGAAAGGTGGCATCAATCTCACGAGAGACGCACACGTGAAGGTCGGAGAAGTCGATGACGTCAGCCGCGTGGGCCTCGATCAGCTCGTCGTAGCTCGGAATGGGGTCGACCCCGTCGTTGAGCCCAGCCACGTCTGCGGAGCGCATCATCGCCCACGTGGCCCTCATGTCTGCGTCCCAGTCGATGCCGACGAGGGACAGGAACTCGGTGCCATCGCCCGTGTCCATCACGTCGTTGATGAGCGAGTGGTGCTTCGATGACGGGTCCTCGATGAACGTCTGCTGGTAGAGCTTCAACGCGTAGGTGGAGCAGACGGCGTAGTGGACGTCGTCGCCATCGCCCCAGCGGAGGGGGTTGCGGAGGCCTCTGCCAGTCGCGTTCTTGAACTTGATGAGCATAGATACTCCTGTCTGTATCTGAGAGAAGCCCCGCCGCGCAGGGACAGGATGCGCGACGGGGCTTGCTCTTCGGTTTGTGATGCCTGTACGCCCGAGTGGCTACGCCTTGGTCGGGGTCGGCACTGCGGTGTACCAGCCAGCGAAGGCGGTAGCGGCCTCCTCAGCGGAGCCCTTGACGATGTTCTTGGTCACGCCGCTGCCGCCGAAGTTCTCGAAGTCCTTGCCGATGGCGGCAAATTCGAGGTCCTGGGTGTCGGGGTTAGTGGAGTCGGACTTGGTGTTGGCGCTCGCCACGGCGCGCTGGGCGGAGCAGTTGAAGAAGACGTAGCGCTTCTTGTCGAGGTCGCCCTCGACCTCGTACATGAGGGCGAAGGACTTGGGCGTTGCGTCGGCAACCTCGACCTGCATGCCGTTGTCGTCCACGACCTCGCCGAGGACGGCGACCTTGAAGGAGTCGGGAACGATGGCGAGGGTGAGGGTGCCAGTGTAGCCACCGTTGGCGGCGGGAGTGACGTAATACGCGACGTTGTCGGCCCAGAAGGTCTGGGGCTCGGAGCCCTCGCGGCTGAGGTCGAGGGAGACGGCGCCGGGAAGGGCTACGGGGTTGCCGTAGGTGCCATCGTTGTTGATGACGGCGTAGTACGCCTTGGCGAGTCCGAAGCGGACCTTGGAGAGTTCGGCCATGACGGCCTCCTATTCTTCTCTGTTGTGGTAGGTGAAGTCGTACTGCTCGATGTGGCAGACCTCGGACTCAGACCACGTTCCCGTCTCGTCGGGGACGCAGCCGAGCGAGAGTATCGCGTCGCGCACGAGGGCCTCGGTCGCGGCGTCGGAAACCTTTTCGATCAGCTCGACGTGGAATCGGGGAAGGCTGGCGTACACGGTTCCGTCCGCGACGAAGCCGCCCGTGGACTCCATGGTGTAGACGAAGAAGGGCGGCGCTGGCGCCCCGTTGACTGGGTAGCCGTCCTGCCGCCCTGGTATGCCCGTGGCGGCGAGCGCGGCGTACACCCTCGACTTGGCGCTCATCGCAGCTCCCTCGCTATGTATTCTGGCAACATCCTGCGCACGTACTCGAATGCGTAGTCGGCTGCTGGCTTGACGTGCGGATAGGCGCGCGTGCTGCCGCCGCCTATCTTCGCGTGGCCCTTCTCAAGAAGGTGCGGGAGACCTGGCTTGCGGGAGAAGATGTGGCCCTCCACGCCGCTCTTCTTGCGGAGGGTGCGGTACGTCACGTTCTCGCCGTACTTCCAGTTGCCCTCGTGGTAGAGGGCATCGTGTTCAGCAGCGTTGCGCCGCCACTCGTCCCTGCCCTCCACGAGCGCGTCGTGCACGCAGTCGAACAGGGCGTCCTCTGAGGCGCTCGCTATGTCGCCGAGAACCTCGGCGAGGGCCATGGCGAACTCGTCCTCCTCGACCCACAGGTGCTTACCCATTGTCGTTCCTAGCGTGGGTGGCGTAGGTGAGGATGGTGGTGTCACCACGCCTGCTCGCGTAGCTGAGGTCGTACTCGCGCCCGTTGTGGACGGCCTGCGTCTCGCCGTGGTAGTCGACGGTGCGGACCTCCACGGACAGCTCGGGCTTTGGGCCGAGGCTGACCGCAGTGGCCCACGTCTCGATGCCTATGGAGCGGAGGTTGCAGAACACCTGCGTGTCGATGGGCTCTCCCTCCACGTCGTTTCCGTCCTCGTCCACGTAGGAGTTGGTCACGACGTCGCGGAGCTTGATTACGGAGTCCCACCTCATCAGTCGTACCTCCCGTCCTCGTAGACGGAGTTCATGCCTCCGTTGAGGAGCGAGCAGACCTGCGACTCGTAGATAGCCATGAAGTCGTCGCGCTCGTCGAAGTCGAGCAGCGTGTGCACCATGACATACGAGACGATTGGCCCGAACGCGAGGCTCGGGAGGCTGTCCTCGTCCACGTCGTCGATGGTGATTGGGGTGGTAACCGCGTCGGTGCCGAGCCACTTGGCGGAGACGCCCTTGTTCTCCATGTCGGCGATTGCGCCCACAATGTTCCTGCCAATGAGGTCATCGAGGGCATCGTGGCCGATTCTAAGTGCGGCCTTCACGTCATCGAGAAGCGACACGGTCGCCACCCCCTCTCGCTACTTCTCTGAGTCGACCTTCGGCCTTGCCTTGGTCGTGCGACGCCTCTTTGGCGTCTCTGCGGTGACGGGCTTGACGGCCTCGACCAGCACGGCACCCTCTGGTGCCTTGCCGTCCTCGAAGCGCCAGAACACGCCGCGCCACCTGTAGGTGCGCAGCATTACTAAGCCGCCACGGTGATGTCGACGAAGCCTGCGGGCATGCGGACGGCCAGCTTCTCGCGGACCTCGGCACGAATGGTCATAAGGTTGCGCACGAAGTCGTCCTGGTCCGTGTTGACAGCCTCGACGGTGACGCCCTCGGCCTTGGTGACCAGCGACGCGCAGGTGTCGAACGCACCGACGACGATGTGGTTGGTGGTGAGCTGGTTGGACAGCACGATGGGCAGGTTCCAGATGTTGTTGCCGTGCAGGGCCGCGAAGTAGCCGCCGCCGTAGTAGTCCTTGTCGGCGTTCTTGCCGATGCGCAGGAGCTTCCACAGGTCGGGGGTCATGACGATGGCATTGGCGGGACGGCCAGAGTAGGTCATGGTGTCGGCGATTGCGTTGGCGATCTCGTCGGCCACGGCCACGGCGTCGCGGGTGACGGCGGTGGTGGCACCGATGGTCTGGATGCCGGAGGTGCCAAGCAGGTCGGTGATGACCTTCTTCTGGCGCACGAGGTTGAGCTCGTAGAGCAGACGGCCATTGATGGCGGAGGCGAGGAAGCCATAGTCATCGATGAACTCGTCGGACTCCTTGATGAAGGCGGCAATCTTCTCAAGGGTCACGGTCGTCGGGGTCGGGTCGGGGAAGTGGACCTGGGACTTCTTGGCACCCTCTGCGGTGGAGTTGGCAATGGTGCCCTCCATGGCGGACTCGGTGAAGAACACGAGGGTGTTGCCGGCGATGACCTCGCGGCCAAGCAGGTTCAGAACGCCCATGGACTCACGAACGCCCTCCACGATGGAGGTGTCGAAGGTGGTCGCGGTGGCCTTGAGCTCGTCGCCAGCCGGGGACACGTGGGTGTCGGTCGCGGCGCGGGAGTAGGCGGGGGCGACGAGGTGGAAGGACTTGCCGTGACCCTCGCGCTTGGCGAAGTCGACAAAGTGCTCGCCGAGCGAGCGGGCCTGAGCATCCATGCTGGGTGCCTCCTCAATCTTGTTCTCGTTGACGGCCTTGGAGGCGACGGACTCGATGGTGGAGCCGCCGCCGTTGATGACGAGCTGGCGCTTCTCGGCGTTGAGGGCCGCGATGTTGGCACGGTGCTCGTCCTCGGCCTTGTACAGGTTCATCTCGGAGTCGATGGACTCCATCTGCTCGACGGTCGCGTCCTCGGGCAGGTTGGCGGAGAGTTCGAGGACCTCCGCGCGGCGGGACATGTAGGCCTCGCCGTCCATGCGACGCAGATCGACCGCGCCCATGGGGGTGAACTCGGAGATAAGCATCCGGGTCCTCCTTACTTCTGTAGCTGCATTGACTTGGCCCTCAGCTCCATGCGCTTACGTCTAAGCTCAAGTGCTTTCTGGGCCTCTAGCACGCTTTGAAGTCGCTCCGCCTCAATCCTCTTGATCGCTCCGTCAAAATAGGAACGCGCGCTAATCTCTGTGTTGGGGTCGGCTGGCAGTGAGACGCTCGAAACGTCGTAGATGCGCTCGACCTTGTGGATGACGGAGGTGAGCTTGCGCTCGTCCTCGTCGTAGATGTCCTCAATCTCGTCCCAGTCGGGCATGAATCCCCACGACATGCGGGTGATGAGCCCTGCGGCGATGTCCTCGTACATGGCACGCGAGTTGCTCGTGCTGCCGAGGTCAGCGGCCACGAACAGGCCGTGGAGCTGCGGCTCGACCACGAGGGTGTTGTTGCTCTGGCGGGCGAAGACGAGTCCGTCGTGATTGAACTGCATAATCACGTCGCTCATGTCGCAGTCGCGGAAGGCATCGGGGTCGATGACCTCCCAGTACTCCGTGTCCCCCCACTTGTAGAGCATGTACGGGTCGTTGAAGGTGGAGGCGTACCCCTCCACGTAGTAGTCGCTCTCGAACCGCTTCTCGGCACCCGTGGAGACGGGTGCGAGCGGCGTGGGCAGCGACCTATATTGCCTTTCGTGCGGCTTCGCTGGCATGTCCGCCTCCTTAGATGTCTGGCTTCTCGTCCGCGCCATAGGCGTCGGCGTCTTGGTAAATCTGGTCGTCTCCGCCGAGGTCGAAGTCGGGGTCGTCCGTTGGGTCTGGGACGGGAAGCCCCTCGCGCCCGCCAGAGGCGAACACCACCGTGCCGCTCATGTCCATCTGGAAGAACTCGCCTCGGACCATGAACACGTCCATGCCAGGGAGCTTCGGGAGGTCGAGAATCGCGCGACCCTCGTTGACGGTCATGATGCCGTAGCTGGTCATGTCTCGGACGATGTTTCGCTTGGTCGCCGCGCTGACGAACTGTAGCCTGTCCGAGCCGAACCAGATGCGGTTCGGCGCGTCGGACTGCGTGACCATGCGGCGGGAGAAGCACGACTGCGTGAGGCCCTCGGAGAGGTGCAGGAAGAACGTCTCGACCTTGCCCTCGTAGTAGGAGTCCCACTTGGCCTCGTCGGCCTTGTTCTGTAGGACGTCCTCGTTGCAGCCGAAGTAGTCAAACACGTGCTTGTCGATGCGCTCCATCTCGTCGGTGGAGATGGTGTACGTGCTCGCCTTCACCTGCTCGATGTCGGCGAAGGTGGAGTCGTAGGTCATGAGCACGGTGTCGTTGTCGGTGAAGTTGCGCGCGTAGAACTCGTCGCGCTTGCGGCGCTGGTCCTCTGGCGCCACCTGCCCGACCACCTTGCCGATGAACTTGATCTTGCCGCCAATCTCTATGGCGTTGTTCTCGGCCTGCACCTGCTTGTCGAGCAGGTCCATGGTGGCTTGCAGGTTGTTGCTCGTGCCGAAGTAGTCGCTGATGTACTGGTACTTGGAAAGGCAGCAGACCTCGGAGGCGGGGAACGCCATGCGCTCCCCCGTCCTCAGCGTGAAGCGCACCCACATCTCGCCGTCCACGTCGAGGAGCTCCGTGTAGTCGGGCTTGAGCGGGAACAGGCCGTTGGTGTATCCCCTGTCGTCGTAGGTCGGGATGACGAATGCCGTGCAGTCGACCTCGTAGATGGTCGCCAGTCGGTACAGGAACCTCGGCCACGTCATGTACGGGTTCGGCCAGCTCTCGAACGCCTTCACGAGCTCTGGCCTGCCGTTCCCCTTGATGTGGGGCTCGCCCTTCGAGCACGCGCTGGCGAAGGCGTGGATGCACGTCCGCGTGAGCTCCATCTCGTAGACGCCGCCATTCCACGTCCTGAACGCCGGGTTGTACTCGGTGAGGGTGCGGAAGTAGGTCATGGCCGCGTCCTTGGCGGTGGACCGCCTGCGGAACCTACCGAGCACCTTGCTAATGAGCCCGTCGTTCGCCAAGTGCACCACCTCCGAACGGCATAAAAAAGGCCCCCGATGTCGGAGGCCATACACTAAACCTAGTGTATCCAATATAAGGTTTACACCTGTAATTGTCAATACTTGCGCAAGTTCATGCACATTTCTGCATAGTTCCTATGTGAGGATGGCCTTGTACTCCGCCTCGTGGCGCAGGAGGGCGATGTAACCGTCGAGCTCGGCCATGAAGCCATCTATCTTGTTGGCGCCCTTCCCCTCCTTCTTGTCTGGCGTCATGTTGAGGTTGACGTCGTAGATGACCCTCACGTTCATGCGGCACCAGCGGTTGATGGGATGGGCGTCGTCTACGAAGCGGCCCTGCTGGTAGTCGGCACGGATGCGGTTCATGGGGTCGGACAGGGTCTTGGCGCCTTGGATGACCGCCTCGCAACGCTCCGCTCCGACCATCTGCTCAAGCAGCTCCCTGTCGCCGCCGATGATGTGCCACGGGTCGTACCCGATGGCGAAGGTGTACAGGCCGTGCTCGTCCCTGAGCTCGTTGATGAACTCAGCCAGCACGGAGACGGGGACCACGTTGCCAGGGACCACCCTGAGCAGCCCTTGGTCCTTCCACAGGCGGTACGGCGCATGGTCCTTGGTGGCCTTGTCGCCCTTGGTCTCCTGCGCGTCGAGCTTGCTCTCGGGCATCCAGTACATGCTCGTCTCGTAGATATGCGGGTCGAACACTGGCGCGCCGAGCTCGTCCCTCACGATGTTGCCGTCAGCGTCGCGCTCTGGCCGCATGCAGAGAACCTGCGCCGCCGCGAGGTCGACCGACTGCGCGTAGTCGAAGCCGATGATGCAGTAGCGGAAGCCCATGTTCCAGAAGTCTATGCGCTCATCCGAGCCGCTTTCCTCCCAAGTGAGCCATGCGCTAGAGCTGTTCTGGGGGACGTTGAAGTCCTTGGTCAGCACGGTCGGGCGGAAGCTCGGCTCGTTCATGGCGCGCTGCACGAATCCACGGAGGGTGTCGATGGACTTGATGGTGCCGAGGCCAGGGTTTGCCTTGTACCAGCACTCCTCGTCGTGCATCCAGTCGTCGGTGCGGTCGAGCTCCCAGATGAACGGGATGAATCGGTCGTCCTCAATCTCGCCGTCGAGCCACCTGGAGGCGTAGTCGTACTGGGTGTCGTAGATGGAGTTGCGCACGAAGCCAGCCGTCGTGATCTCGAACATGAGGGGTTGCCTACGCGCAGACATGCCCTGTTTCACGTCGTTGTAGGGGCCGTCCGTCTTCCACGCCGCAATCTCGTCGCACACCGCCCCGTGCACGTCGAGGCCGTCGAGCTCGGTGTTCATGGTGAGCGTGGTGATGTAGCCGTCGTTGGACTCGTGGAGGATGCCCTGCCGTCGACGCTCGGGGACGGTGCCCATGCGCTCGCGCCTGCTAAGAGCGGGAGACTGCTTCATCATCTTCTTGGCACCGCCGAAGCACAGAGCGGCCTGAGAGTCCGTGCAGGCCATGGTGTAGATCTGCGGTCCGTACTCGCCGTCCGCGACCATGAGATATTGCATGATGGCCGCACACAGCGTAGTCTTGCCCCCTTTTCTGCCAATCACCACGAGCACCTCTTGGAACTCGCGGTAGCCATCATCGTCTACCCAACCGAACACAGCCGAGAGGATGAAGATCTGGTAGGGCTGCAACTTGAGCTTCTTGCCAATCTCACCAGCAGTCTGGCAGCAGAAGGACTCTATGAAGCGGATGGCGTGGTCGGCCTTGGACTGGTCGTAGTGCCATCGCTTGTAGGTGTCGCCGCGCTCACTGAGGATTCGGCACAGCTTCTTGATCTTCCCCGACGTGACGAACGCCCCTGCGAGCGCGTCCGCCATGTACTCGTGGTAGGCGTCAACCATCGACCGGCTCCCAGAGGTCGACGCCTTCCCCAGACCCGCTGGGCAGAGGCACGAAGTCATTCAGGTCGAAGTTCTCGTGCAGCGCGTGCTCGATCCGCGTGGTATGGAGGCACTCACCCGTGCCGTTATGGCGGCAGTTGTCCGGGTTCTCGCATGCCCTCCCGTCGCAGAGGTAGAGCACGTTGCGCGCCTCCGCCAGCCTGTCGCGCGCGCCCACCTACACCGCCCCCAGGAACTCGTCGAGGTCGTCGCCCTTCTCGGGCGCGGTCGTGGAGAGCTGCTTGAGCTGCCGCAGAGCCTCGCCCTGCATGCCCATGTAGGCCTTGATTGAGCCCTGCGCGGGGTTCTGAATCTTGCCGTGGAGGCCCTCGACCATCAGCCCCTCAGTGTCGAGGATGCGGCGGCACTCCTCAATCTTGTCATCGAGCCACGCATACTGGCAGATGGTGGACTCGATGGTCGGGTCGGAGAGGTCGTAGCGGCCAGTGCGCACCATCGCAAGGTACGCCTCGGACTTGCGGATGACCTCCTTCTTGTAGGACTCAGTCTTCCTCGCCATCGATGAACCTCACATTCTCGTAGGGGACGACGGTGACCGTGCCGTCCTCGCGCTCGCAGACCCAGCCCCCCTTGCCAGACTGGACGGTGTGCACGGCGCAGACGTACTCGACCATCTCGTAGTGCGTCACGTAGCCGTCATCGTCGTGGACGGGCGTCCTCACCTTGACGATTGCTGGCCGGACCTCTGGCATCAGGACGAACCCCTCGTCTACCATTCGACCCCCTTCCTGACTGGCCTTCCCTGCTCGTCGAACCAGACCCTCGTGGGCTGGTCGAGCTTCTTGTAGCCCTTCTCGTGCCTCCTGTTGTGGCACTCGCGGCACAGGCCCACGCACCTGTCGGGGTCTAGGCTGACCTTGGGGTCTCCGACGTTCTGCTCGGTCAGGAACGTGAGGTGGTGCACCTCGGCTATCGGGGTGAACTCCCCGCGCTCCATGCAGTCGGCGCAGAGGCCGTGCTGGCGCTCCCACACCGCCTTGCGGCACTCCTGCCACGCCTTCGACCTGTAGAACCGCCTCTGCCACGGTTTCGGTGTATACATGTACCCCCAATCGCAAGTAATTCTGCATAAAAGTGGTTCCCAAATCAAGCCTACTTTAGCCCGCTAAAGTGCTTTTGGGGGCGGTCTCGCGTAAACGCCATCC